CTGACTCTTCAGCATTTAATTGTTGCTCATGTTTTTCTAAAAGTTGACTCTCTACTTCTTGAACCGATTTTGATTCTAAAGGATTTACTTCAGATACTTTAATTTCCATTTGATTTGATTTTTTACAAAGTTATATATATAATTTAAATTTAATTCCAATAAATCACCTTGGCTCGAATTCAGCTAGGTCAAATCCATCTAAACTATCCTCAGAAGATTCAAAAGTAACAGGAGGTAAGTTATTTTTTCTTTGCTCTATTAGTTTTGATTGCTCTGTATTAGCTTGAGTTATTCTTTCTGACTTGGCTTTTTCACGTTGTGTTTCTCTACTTTTTAAACCTTCAACCTCAACTCCTTTTAATTTCATGTTAAGATCAAACTCTAAGTTCATTAACTCAGCTTTTATTGCTGCCTCTCCCTGCATTCTTTTAACAGAGAATTGAGCCTTGGCCTCTTCTATTTGCATAGTGGCTTGAGTCTCCATTTGTATTTTCTGCATTGCAGTTTGCGCAGCCATTTGTTGAGACTGCATATTTATCTGTCCTTGCTGTTCAGCTGCTGCTGCTTTTTGTTGCTGTTCTAAATCTTGTTTAGCTTTACGTTTAAGCTTTAATACTTGATTAGCTAATTTTATATTTCTTATTTCTCTAATATCAATAGCGTCCTCTAAGTTTATAGAATCTCTTTGAAGAGCCATTTGAATATTAGCTTCTAACATTCTTTTTTCTTCTTCGTCTGGAACTATTTCTATAAAGATTCCAAAATCACTTAAGTATAAATCTTTAATCTCTTCTATTAGACCAACATTAAATTTACCTATTTGGTTTACAAATTCTTCTTTAAAGTCAGAATACTGAAGCATATCTGCAATTCTACTAGACAATGCCGTACATAGTCTTTGTGACATATGAAGACTCGCATCTAATATATGTCTTGTTGCAGTATTACTACTTAAAGCCGCTAACTTTTGTAATCCAACTAATGCATAAGAATCTGGAGTAGCTCCATCTCTAGCTTCATTTAGACCAGTTACATCTCTAAGCATTGATAAGTAGTGGTTATAACTACCTATAAGACTTTGAATTTTAGCTTGACCAGAATTACTATTTAATTGCTGAATAGGAATTTTAGCTTGGTTATAGTCTCCATCTTGAGTGTAACTTCTACCAATAACACTACCCGTTTGAAAAAACATTCTTAATGCATCTTCAGGATTGTAAGCTTGACCTGTTCCAAGATCTACTTCACTTAATCCATCAGCATCAATATATACACCATCTGGTACGACTCTAGATATTACTTGCTGTAACTTTAAGTGTGTAATCTGTATTAAATCAGCAAAGGTTATCATTCTTCTAACCAAAGATTCTAAAGCTCCTTTATACATTCTTGGAGCAGAAGCTACAAACTCTGGATATACTTCTTGAGATGCTGATTGTGGCCTAGCCATGTTTTCTGACATTTCCCATTTAAGCAAAATATTAGTACCCATAACCATAACACCCTCATACCAAACATCAATAGTTTTAGAAATCTTTTCAAAGTTCCCTTCATCCATCATTTCTTCTGTAGGATTAAAAGTGTCATCTTTTTCAATTACTCTTTCAGCTCCTGCTGCATTCACTTTCTTTTTGTAGGTAAATGTCTTAGTGGTTTTATAATTAAAAAACAAAACAGTACAACTGTCTTTGCTAAATAAACTATTATTATAATATTGAGCTGTATTATTATAGTCATACCAGCTTTGACTATATTTAGATATTTCTTCCATATCAGCCCTAGTTAAGCTAGGGTCAATCTTCATCAACTCAATAATTGGTAGTGTTTTAATTTCACCCCAGTAGAAACAATCTTGAAAATTAGGGTCTTCAGTATAACTGTAAACTACACTAGCAGGATCAACATACTCTACTTTTATCCCAGCTCCTGGCTGAAAAGTATTTTTACATATTTGTATTCCTAAAACAGTTTGATCGTAGTATAATCTTTTTTGTATTTCGTTATATCTATTTTCTGCCAATACAGTATTAACAGCCTCTTCTTCAGCTATTTCTATTGAAGGCTTATATTTCATTTGCATATGAAGCGCTAGTTCTTCTGAAGTATTTGGAATTTCTTCTTCAGACATAGCAAAGGTGTTAACACCAAACTGCTCTTGAACCTGCTTCATCATATCTTTAGCAAGCATATCTTTTTCTAGATTCACTTGATACTCACTTCTTTTATCCAAAGACATTCCGTCTTGAGCATACGCGTTTACAGTAAAAACCCTGTCTGCCATACCGTTAACTACAATATCAACAAACTTAGGAATAATAGGTACAGGTGTCCAGTCTAAGTTAAGATAACTTAAATCTCCATCTACAGCTAGTTCATTCTTGTACTTTTGAATAGACTGTTCTCCTCTAGCATAAAGTCTTAATCTATGGAAATCAGCCCATTGATTATAGAACCTACTTTGACCACCATCTTTCCTAAACCATTCGTATTGAATAGCTTGACCTATTTGTAATCCAAATTCAAAAGACTTTTTTTCTGCGTCAGAAACAAATTGACTAGGGAATCCTGTAGGATTAATATTTACTTTTACGTCCTTCATTTATCTTAAAATTTGGCTGTAACTTCCATTATTATCATATTTAGCAAAGTTAAGTTTTATTTTTGATTTCTTTTTTAAAGGTTGATATAGTGTTTTTTGACAAGCCATTATAGCTAATCCAGAACTAATTGAAGCATCAAACTTAGTTCTATTGTTTATATTGAATCTAGCCCAGTCCTCTAAAGTCCTTGTAAAATACATAGATCCTATTGCATCAGGATCTCTGTAAGTTCCTTGCATATCAAATCCTACATGCTTTTCTATGTAAGACTCTATTGCTGCTGCATGGGCTTGCTTTATGTCTTCAGAACTGTTAGGCATTCCACCTAATTCCTTTTCTGTTACAGATAGTTTATTATATGGTTTATCAGGTCTATTAATACTGTATTTTCTGTACCCTCTATTTTTAAAATGATATAATAACCTAGGTTTGTTATTCTCTATAAGTATAGGCATTCCATAAAAAACACAAGCCATTAATACATCTTCAAAAAACATTTCTGCTGTTTGAGGTCTAGCCACATATTCTAGAAAAAACTCGTTAATAGGTCCTTCATCCATATGAAACTTTGTTAGCCCATGTAGCGCTCCATTAGAAGCACCACCTCCAACAGTACCTGATATATCATAACTATCACAACCAAAAGCTCCCATGTGTTCATTGCCAGGTAGTTTTAGTCCGTTTCTTGTATTGTAATTATTTTGTAGCTGTTTGTTTGGAGTCCAAGATATTAAGAACCTTCCTTTTGCATTAGGACTAAATATAACCTGAGTATCTTTTACACCATCTTTCCATGAAAAAGAACCTCTTGTTAAAAACCTATCTTTTATTAAAGAATCATTGTAATCTATTTGCTGATATATCTTAGTTAAATTAAATAATGATTGCTTACTTTCATCTCTAAATGCATGAGACTCAGTTCTTGGAAATTGTCTATAAAATTCATTTAATGCATCAGCATCATTTTTTAAACTATCAACTTCAGCTTCCCAGTAATCAACTGCACCTTGTGTTATGTATTCTCCATCTATTCCTATTATTGGATTTTTTGGAGTTCTAAATACAGGCATCCCATATCTATCTATAAAACCTTCCATGTTATATTCCATTGGAATAAACAAACTATACAAACCACTCTTAGTTTGCCCATTACGGTTTCTATTGTTGACTTTAGAATCAAAGTATAATTTTTTACCATTGTCCCCTCCTTTTTCTAATGCATTAGCGGTAGAACCCATCATACATTTTCCAATAACTTTACTACCTAAACGCAAACAAGTTTTTGTAACCCTCCAGTTATTTAAAATATTATTTGGCTTCTCCCATTTTTTAGATTCATCATGAATCAATAGCTTTAATTTTTCCCCATCATAACTGTTATCCCCTGTATTTTTCCAGTCAATAGAAGTGTCTAGCCCCTCAACAATGGTTTCGTCTTCCTCATACATATTCTTTTTAGTAATCTTAGAGGCAGGAACTCTAAATGCTAGTTCTGTCTTAGGCTTATCCATACCATCTTGTACGGGTTTAAAAAAGAAAGGATAATTGTTTACAATTGGAACAACCTTATCTGTAAACATTTTTTTAGCATCAGCTCCTGTCTTAGACAAAATACCTATCCTAGCATCTTTACTTATTGTTCCTATATTGCTAGCCTCTTCACTAGCCATATAAGAAAATCCTGAACGTCTTATTTTTAAATAGTCTTGACCAAAACTTCTTTTATCTGCTTTGCATGCTTCCCAATGTAAATAAAATATTCTGTTAGCGTCTCTGTATTCTGGAAGCCCGACATCTATTTTTGTCCATTGAATATACATATAATGAGATCCTGTAATATATGTAGGTACGCCATTATTCATAAACCAGAAACCCTCTTCTCTTCTGTCGAATTGCTCTTCAATATACTCTACCCACTCATTCTTAAAAGATAATGATGTGTTATGCCATTGAAATATGGATTTAATTTTATGCAACACTTTTGGGTATTCAAAAGGTTCCCAGTATTGTTCCTTTTTTTCTTTGCTTCTTGAATGTATTTTTTCAGGAGGCTTTGGCAGTCCTATCCTTAAGCCTTCAATTTCAACTATGTCTTGAATCTGACCAGTCTTTGATATAACTATAAAGTCATACTTTTCATTATAACCATAAACCCAAGCTTTACCTTTGTTTTTAGTAGTTATAACACTTTTAGGAATAAAATTATTTAATTCCTTAATTAAGCTATGTTGCTCTTCCTTCTGCAAATCCTCTTTTTGGTTTTTTTATTTCTTTACTAACTCCTTCGATTTCGTTCTTTTCCAACTCTATTCTACTTAGTATTTCAAAAGCATCAAATATAGCCAACTTTTTTGTAGCCGCTGCATTCTTTAGCTTGTCTGCTGCCAACTCATCATCTTCACCGTATTTTATAATATCTTCTCCAGCAACCTTTATTAATTCGTTAACTGCTTTTTCACCTGCTTTTATGATTTTTAACTTAATCTTATTTACGTCCATATTATATAGCTAAAGTTATTTGATGGTCAAACATTCTATAGAGTTTTTCTCCATCTACCATAAACTCATATTCGCTTTCAGGTTTAAAAGAAACCTTGTCTCCGTTATTAACACCCTTACTAACTAGGTATTCGTTTGAGTATTTAACTAGACCCATTAACGGCTCTTCTTCTTCGTGACTTTTTAGGTAGTAGTCTTCTTTTTTTACAGGCTTAATCATACAATATTTAGAATGTGAATTCCAAGTATCGTTATTTTTGTACATAAAAAATTGATCGTTGTCTATAAAAAATAAATCATCTTTAAAAAAACTCTTCCCACTTTTCTCTCTACCCTTCATGTCATTATAATATTTAAAAACATTATGATGAACTAAAAGAGTATCTCCTATTTGAACAGGACCATTGTAGTTTATTGGAGTCTCAATGACTATTGCGTATCTGTTGGATGCAGTGTGGTCTTCTTTTGAAGTACTAGTAATAAAGTCTATGTTACCAATCTTTTTGGTGTTGTCGTATCTCCTATCGTCTTTAGGCTTTACTATAAAATAAAAAGGTGATTTCATTCAAAATATATATTGTACTCAATTGAAACAGGTATAGAAGAATTAAATTCTTTCCAAAGAAATATTTCTCCTTTTTTGTTTTCAATAAAAATAGTTAGTGATTGATTTGATTCATTTTTCTTAATTAAATGAATCATATGAGTACCACCAAATATCTCTTGATTTACAATATAATGCATAGCGCCTGACTTGTAATCAGCACCTATTGATATTTTTCTAATTTGTTCCATTTAATTTAATTTACAACAAATATAAGCAAAAAAAAATACCCCTGAATTAACAGAGGTACTTTGTTAGAAGCAAGCGGCAAACCATACCTTGGACTATCCTAGATGCTAACCAGAGCTTACACTATGTAATCTACAAACCGCCGCTTGCACTTATGTTAACTTAAACTTCTTGAAATCATAGAGCTATGCCCCTGAGCTATTTGATAGGCCTGTATTTCATCTAAAAAACCATTGGTTTGATATACAAAGGTAATTGCGTCTGATAAATCCCCCATTATATATGGCGTTTGTTTATTTCTATTCGTCCAAGTAGGGTTTGGTATTCCTATGGCAAACTTAAAATATGCTTTTCTTGAATCGCCCCCATCAGTCCAAGGAGTATTTGTATTAAATGCGGTTCTGTAACTTCCTGATCTTAACAAGCACCTAAAACCTAGGTCATTATTAATAGTTACAGGAAGCGAAGTAAATGGCGTTGAAGCATCAGTCTTATCAAATAAAAATTGCAGGGGATTTATAGGTACTTCTACATAAGCCGTACTGTTTACCGTTTTAAAATCAGTAATAGGAGTTCCTGGAGCAAGCGGTGGACTTTGGTTTTTTTGTACATACTTTAAATCCCCGTTAAAGTTCCATTCTGTAGTGATTGGAAATAATTCATTAGCATTATCTTGATTATCAATATAGTTTTGAGGTGATGAACACCAATTGCTTCCAGGGAAGTTTGTTTGTATATATTGTCCATTTAAATGGGCAGGGTGGACATAATTTCCTCGTTTTGACGGTGGATAACCACTAGACGAATTCGATGACCTGTATCTAAATAAGAAAAGCCTTGGGTTATTATCTAACCATCTTTTGTCAATTTGAGTAGGCACACTAATACACAAAGCTCTTTGTTTTAATGGAGGATTAGCGCCATCGGCTTGATATGGATTTGAATTACCTGACTTATACACCCACATTTGAGGAGTAGGTATCTGTATGCCGCCAACATAAGAAGAATTTCCAATAAACTCTGCTATATCATCAAATTTAAATGTTTTTGTTTGCAAAGGGGTTGGAGATGAACTTCCATGTGTTCCAATAACATAATCATCTCCATTTACTGGATCTTGATTAGGATAACTATTTGTGTTGCTTATTTTTGCCATACTATGATACTGCTTGTATTACAATCCAATTTGAACCATCAGACCAAAATTGCGCTCCGTTGTAAGCCTTGTTTACATTATAAAAATTAACACCATTTACAGTTTCTGTTCCAGGCCCTAATACATGTATTTTATCACTTGCGTTTAGAGTTCCATCTGTTACAAGTCTTATTATTCTATAAGGAGTACTCGTTGCTGATGGTAGTGTTAGTTCGTAAGTTCCGTTACCACCTGTCCAAGTAGCATATATTGTGTTTTTGCTTGAAGAGTAAGAGGAAGAACCTCCTGCACTAGCGGTTATTAAAAAAGGATTAGAAGTATCTACAGTTGTTTGATTTTGAACAAACTCAGCAATATCAGCTAGCGTAAATACTTTTGTTTGTAAAGAAGGGTTAATAGTTACACCATCTGTACCAATTAAATAATCTTTAGCATTAATATCTGTTTTTACAGGATATGATGAAATGTTACTAATCTTTGCCATTTTACTTTTGTTTTAATTCTTTTAACAAAGATACATATTATTCTTTTCTATTTTTTAAATGTCTTCATCACCTTTTCAATTCCTCTTGAACCAAAGTAAAATATAGTCATCGTACCAAACAGTGATTGTATCACAGGGATGTATGCCTTGTCTATTGTAAACTCTCCTAGGTTTCCATCAAAAAACACGCAGGCTAAAAACATTACAAACATACAACCCGTCATTACAGGCCTTATTAACCTTGTTACGGCATGCTCGTTATCCATGGAAAGTCTTTTGGTGACCTCAACCATTTCAATCATGTCATTCTCCATTTCCTGTAGGAGAATACTCTTATCTGGCTCACTAAGGTTCTTGTCGCCTCGTATGGCTGTCCCTAATGAGTTTAATTGTTTTATCCCTGTTATGTTACCAGCTAGGTCTAAAAGTTCAGGAGAAACGCTCTTACCCTGTTTAACTAGCCAACGAAGTGCATTCCCTACGTTAGTTCCCTTGCCACCATTTTTTCTTTTATTGTCTTCCATACTAGTATGTCCACATTACTTCTTGAGATTTATCAAAGTCTATATCCACGTGTATAAACGATCCTGCCACACCAATCCTTTGGAATCCTGTTTCTTGAAGCAGGTATATCAAGTGAAACCTGTCGGTAGAGTTGTTGCACTTTATGTCAACAGCCAGTCCATACATATGGCTTGAACCCTTAGATGTATCTGTCTTTGGCTTACCTCCAACCTTTGCATTATGCTCCTCTGTCCTATACCCACTGTTTATCACAATAGGCTTTCCAAACTTAGACCTAACATCGTTCAGCATGTCAAGCATGGTTTCGCTCATTAGGCTTCCACTACCTGGCTT